AAAAACTTTTGAAGAAAGGTATCAGGGAAATATTGGTTGCTGCTAATATATGAGTAAACAAGTAACAATAAAAAACCAAACTAAACTAAAAGTTTATTTGGAAAAAGCAAAAAAGAATGACACTAAACCTGTCAAAGAAAAAAACAATGAAAAGAAAGTGCGGAATATATAAAATTGTTTCACCAAATAATAGAACTTATATTGGTTCTTCTATTAATTTAGAAGCACGATATAATTTTTATAAAAATGGACACGCAAAAAAGCAAGTTTTATTATTCAGGTCTTTTGAAAAATATGGATTTGAAAACCATTCTTTTGAAGTTTTATGTGAATGTCAACCCGAAGAAAGATTAATTAAAGAAAGGGAATTTGGCGATTTATATAAAAGTTCTGCTGATTTTGGTGGCTTAAATTTAATTTTACCTAAAAATCAAGATAAACCTGCTATTTATTCAAAAGAATTAAGGCAAAAGTTTTCTAATATTGGTAAAAATAGAAAATATACACCCGAAACGTTAATTAAATTTAGCGAAGCAAGGAAAAACAAATATAAAAACGGCGACCATCCAATGGCAAAAGTTATATTAAATACTCAAGTAGGGGTTTTTTATTCCTGTATAAAAGAAGCGGCTGATGCTTTGGGATTAAAAAGAACTGCTTTAAGTATGAAACTTATTGGAAAAAATAAAAATAATACACCTTTAATTTACGCTTAATATGACTTTGAATCAGATTGTGAAAGAATTAACAAAGATAGGCAACGACCACGAGCAAATTAATTACGTCTATTTTGGTGATGTCTGGGAACGTATAAGCAATGGCGAGGTTACATATCCTGCTATGTTTTTTACGTTAACGGGTGCAAATTATGGCGCTAAGGAAATAGCTTTTTCATTTAGTCTTTACTTTATGGATCGTATGCTTATGGAAGAAACAAACGAAACGGAAGTTTTATCAGATATGACACAGGTTGCGGGTGATGTAGTGGCGCAATTAAGATATCCAGAGGATTATTCTATTGTAACTTGGACATTAAGTCAGAACTTACCCGTTACATTTTACACAGAAAGCGATCCTGATTTATTAGCAGGCGTAAAATTAGATGCAACATTAACCGTGCCATTTATTAACAATAGGTGTCAAGTACCTTCAAATTATACTTTTTAATGGAATCAAAAAAAATTAATCAATTAGCGACAGAACTTGCGCCAGATTTATCAGACCTTACAATTATTGGTGATCCTAATACAGGAATAAGTAAAAAAATTACGCTATCACAAATGGCGTCTTTGTTTACGGGTACAGTTGAGGAATACGCAAACTTTGCGGCATTCCCTTTGGTTGGTGTTGCAGATACAATTTATATTGCTTTAGATACAAACATTTTGTATCGTTGGAATACAGGGACAAGTGCCTATGTAGAATTGTCACCAAACATTGTATCTTCTTTGGTGTTTAACGACGCGAATGGATTTGACGGAACTATTAATTTAGTTGGTTCAGTTGCGACTTTAACAATTACGACTGCATTAACAACAGGTTCAGTTGGTTTTATAGGTGCTTCGGGTGCTTTATTACAAGACAACGCAAACTTCTTTTGGGACGATACTAATAACAGATTAGGTTTAGGCACAAATGCGCCAACAACTGCATTGGACGTTTTCGGTTCAGGAATTATTGGACGCATAAACGGAACTTCAACAAACAATGCGTATTTAGGTTTTGCAAGTGCAGGTACAAACAAATGGTCAGTTGGAAACGTTCAGTCAGACCACAGATTTAGAATATTTAGCGAAGCAAATAGTGCTGAATTAATTACAATTTTACAAACAGGCGAATTTGGTATTGGTATTGCAAACCCATTAACCAAATTTCATATTGACGGAGGCGCAACTGCATTGATTGCAAATTTAGACGCAAACGTTTCGGTTGCAAAAAGTTTAAGTTTTCGTTCAGACAATAGCAATAGAATAAATTTAGAAGTAAGCGGAACAGAATCAGGTTCAAATGTAGGTGCAGATTTATTTATTAGACGATATTCAGACGCAGGTTCTTTAATTGATACACCTTTGACAATTACACGTTCAACAGGTGCCATTAGTTTGACAACTGCTTTAAGCGGTACAACTGCTACATTTAGTGGTACAATTCTTCTTACAGGTAATGGTTTTTTATCTTCATCAGTTGACGGCGGATTTAGATTAAGAAATGATGCTAATACTTCTAACTTAGGTGGATTGGCAAGAAGGTCTTTTTGGGCAGGTGGTGCAGCATTAGACATTCAAATATTTGCTGAAACAGGATATGGTATTTATTTGAATGTAGATGGCAGTACAACAAAAGGTTTAACTTTAGCTACAACAGGTGCAGCTACTTTTTCAAGTAGTGTTCAAGTAGGTTCAACTTCAACAAGTATTGGTGGATTATTAGTAATTGGTGGTTCTTCAATAGGAACTGCAAATGCTAATAATGGTCAAATATATTTAGGTGCTACTTCTGCATATAGAGGTATTATAAGTTATGATGAAGGACCTGGTTATTTATATATAGATAATACTTATAATAATAATTCAGGTAATATATATTTTAGAACTAAAACAAGTGGAACTGCAATAAATGCATTAACAATAGCGGGTACAGGTGCTGCTACATTCTCAAGTAGTGTAAGTGCAACTGTATTAAATTCTTCTGTTGGTAATGATGCTATTGTTTTTGAAACTTCAAATTGTACAACAGGGTATCAATTTGCAAGAATGAGAAACAATTCTGCATATTTATTAATGGGAATAGAAGGTACAACTGCGGGAAATTTACAAAGTGGAGATGCAGCAAATGCAAGTGTTATTACTACGGGTACTTCTACTATTTTAAGTTTAGGTACTAACCAAGTAGAAAGAATGAGGTTAACTACTTCGGGCGAAATATTAATGCATTCAGCTACATTTAATAGTGCTAATGCAGGACAATTATTTGGTACAGGTGGAGATACTTATTTAACAACTGATACAAGTATAGTGCTTTATGTTAATAGAAAAGGTAATGATGGTACACTTGTTGATTTTAGACAAGATAATAATGTTGAAGGTACAATATCAGTTAGTGGTACAACAGTATCATATAACGGAGGACACCTTGCAAGGTATACACAAACAGAATCAAATCAAAGAATTGAAGGTTTATTAAAAGGAACTGTTATGTCAAACCTTGATAAAATGGCTGAATGGATAAACCCTGAAACTAAACAACCTTATGAAAATGAGCAATTAAACTGTATGAAAATATCAGATGTTGAAGGTGATATTAATGTAGCAGGTGTCTTTGTAAATTGGGATAATGATGATAAAGAATTTACAAATGATATGAATATTGCAATGACAGGTGATATGATTATTAGAATTGCTGAAAATTTAGTAGTACAAAAAGGTCAATTATTAATGTCAGCAGGAGATGGAACTGCAAAACCACAAGAAGATGATATTATTAGAAGCAAAACGATTGCAAAAGTTACATCTAATCATATTACTTGCGTTTATGAAGATGGTACATATTGTGTTCCTTGCGTATTAATGGCTTGTTAAAATAAAAAATTAAAACAATGACAATATTTTTAACCATAGTATTTTTATTTTATTTAATTAGTTGGGTTTTATATCAAAAACACCAATTTAAAGAACGCGACCTTTACGAAATAAATGCACAGGAAGCATACGAACAAAATAAGAAGTGGCATTTTTGGAAGGGAATTAATCATTTATCAGTTTATGTTTTAGTTTGGTCGCTTTATGGTTTTTGGTCAATGTTTTTATTTGCAACTGCTTTTTGGTTTGGCTTTGACATTCTTTGCAATGTTATTGTTTTAAAAAGACCTGCATTTTATGTAGGGATAACGGCTGACACAGATAAATTTATTAGAAAGGTAGCTGAACTTATAAAAATAAAACCTGAATATACTTCGGCATTGATAAAAATACTAATTTTGACAATATTATTAATTTTAAAATAAACACTATGATTACTTTAAACGAACAACAATTAACAGAACTAAACCAATTTTGTCAGGAACTTCCAACAAAATACGGAGTGCCTTTATTACAATGGTTTAAGCAAATTCAAGAAGAACAGAACCCTAAAAAAGAAGAAGAAAAAGACTAAATGACACCGCATAGCAATCAAGCCGACATAGGCACAGGAATAAGCGTTTTAAGCGCTATTGTAAGTATTTCAACAATTCAACCCGTAGTTACTTTATTTGCCGGTTTGATTGCAATTATATCTGGTGTAATGGCTATTCGCTATTACTATAACGCAACTAAAAAAGTAAAAGATGATTAAAAATTTTGTAATTGCAGTCTTATTGGTTGTAGTTATTTTATTTTTAATTACAAATCCAACTTATAAAAGTTCAGTTATTGTAAAGACAGATACGCTTTACCAACAAAAGACTTTTACTAAATACAAAAAGGGAAGTGATATATATTCGTATATCATTACAACCGATTCTGTATTTATTCCCGTTCACGATACAATAAAAATAGTATCCGATTATAGCCGCGTATATTCGTATTTAGATACGATTCGCTTAGATACGAACAATGTCGTATTTATTCAAGATACGATTACCCAGAACAGGATCATAGGGCGTGGATTCAGCGCAAATTTAAGCGAGAAGACTATAATTGAAACAAGGACAATTACCCCAAAGCCTAAGAATGCCCTTTATTTGGGCGTATTAGCTGATTTAAGACAGGATAAGTCTTTGCAAGGGGTAGGCATAGGTGCAATGCTAAAGGTCAAGGATAGGGCTTTAATTGGCTTAAATTTAAAAACAGGTCAATCCGTGAATTATGGCTTCGGATTCTATTTAAAGTTATAATACAATAGAATGGCAACGAGTAAAAAATTAGACGTTTCAGCAAATCCGCTTCCAATAAGTTTTAAAGACTTTAGTAAAAACCCTGTGGTTGGCACTATGTTTTTAGTAATTATTGGAATTTCTGTTTTATATATTGACATAAGAGGAACGTTTAACAATCAGATTGAAGGGCAAGGTCGCAAGATTGAAAAATTAGAAAGCCGTGTTGATTTGGTAAGCGACGCCCTGCGCCGTTGCGATTCATCATTGGCTTCAGCTACGACTAAACTTTCTACATTAGAGCAATTAGGTAAGATTCAAAAAATTAAATAATGAAATATTTATTTATTCTATTCTTATTTGGGTGTAGTGTATCAGCACAAAAAACAAGTGATGAACTTATACAAGAGCGTGAGTTTCAAGACCTTATGTCAAAAGTTACACAAACAAATAATAGATCAGTTCTGGTTCAGGAAGCAGCAACAAAGAAAGAAGCTGAATTAGTTACGAAAGCAGTTGCAACAATAGTTTCAATGAAGGGTGAAATTAAAGATTTAAAAATTGAATTAAATGAAGTTAAAAGCAAGTTGGATTCTGTTAGTATTGATACCGGTGGCAAATTTATGTTACTGCCAATATCCAATTACTAAAAAGATAGGCGAAGATACAGTTGTTATAATGACTTTAAAACAGGGAGAACAGATTAATAAAACTTTTAATAAATTCAATCAGGATTTAAGTTTAACAAAGGATAGTTTAAAAATAAAACGTTCGCAATATGATAGCTTATACAATACAATATTTTTGGTCAAAGATTCGTTCTATGATTGGAAATGGAAATATGAAGCAAATAGAAACACTTATTATAAAAGAGAAACCGAAGTCCAAAAAGACAAAAAGTACGACTTTGCGCAAAAGATAATTTTAATAGCAATAATAGTTTTACAATTTCAAAGTTTAAAATAATGAAACAATTTTTTACAGAAGACAATGGCAGATTAAGTATGAAGCGTTTATGTGGATTATTATGCGTTATAGCCCTATGCGTTACAATGTATCATAATAGTTTTAGTGAGTTAAGTAAAGCGCCGAGCGAGGCATTAGTTTATGCTGTATCTGCTTTAGCTTTTGGATGTTTAGGTTTAACAACGGCTGAAAAGATATTTAAAAAGAATGACTAATTATGAAAAAAGGGTGCTAAGTATAATTGGCATTTTATATATAACAACATTATTTTATTTATTTAATTGTATTTTATGAAGTTAAGTGAACACTTAGATTTATCAGAAGTAATTAGAAGCGAATCAGCAAAGCGCAACGGCATATCTAATATGCCAACAGAGGCGCATATTGCAAACTTTAGATTATTAGCTGAAAAGGTTTTTGAGCCTATTAGATTGAATTTTCGTTGCCCTATTAATTTGAGTTCTGGATATCGTTCGGTTGAGTTAAATAAATGTATCGGCGGATCATTAACAAGCCAACATTGTCAGGGCGAAGCCATTGATATTGATATGGACGGGACGCCGCACGGAGTAACTAATAAAATGGTGTTTAATTTTATTAAAGACAATTTAGAATTTGACCAATTAATTTGGGAATTTGGCACGGATCAAAACCCTGATTGGGTTCACGTTTCCTACGAAAGTAGCGGTAAGCAAAGGAAACAAGTTTTGAAAGCATATAAAGAAGCAGGAAAAACAAAATACAAACCCTATTAATGACAAACAAAAACCTAAAAACCAAACGCCGCAGACTATT